CAGAATTCACGGATCAATTCACGCTCACGTGCATGGGCTGGTTTGCGACCACGCACAAATTCCACAATACCGTAAGTGTGAGCACGAGTGCCGTATTCGCGAATGCTTTCGCACAGGCTCCAAGACTTGTCTTCGGTCAGTGCACGGCGAACATGCTTTTGGATACGCACCTTAAGGGCCTTGCGAACTTGTTGGCCGCAAACAGTGATACCAATGTACTGCTGTCCAGTCACCGTGTTAGTGATGACATAGACCACATGCTTGGTATCTTGTCTGCGTTTACGGGTTGCTTTTTGTGTTTCCATGTATGTATTATAACGTACTTTGGACTTTCGAGCAACCGGAATCTGGCGTTTTTTACCAGAAAAAGTGTTGTTTTAATGCAACACACCACCAGTGGTGATTTGATTAATATCTTGTATTTTAAAGATTCTCATTATCTTTTTTACCGATACTGGTACTTGGGAATGATCATCTAAATGATCCGGTAAAAACATGGTTTTTAAATTACCGTCTTTGTCAATAAGGAATCCATAATCCTCATCATCAACGTCTAAATCCTCCTCATCCATGTTATCTTCAATTTCCTGAATCTCAGCTTTGGTTAATTTAGACATAATAAAAATCCTTTATTCTATTATACAGTATTTAATCATTTAAACAGTATCAAACCCATAAGCAACGTCTCTCCGGCAAATCCCAAACAAATGGTTGCCAGATAAAGAAAATTGCGTTCAATTAATGATTTAAAGAATAATGAAATCAATGCTGACCAAACAAATACCATGATATCCACTGGCGGTAGTTTGTCATTTTGAGTCATTAACACCGCCAATAATGTGGGAATACTGGCAAAATGCAACAGGATAATGGTAATCCATCCCAGTGTATGCGAACTAATATGACCCAAGTGTTCCTTGAAAAATGTATAGATTTTAGAAGGAATACTGCTGATTTGATTTAAAACATTATCTACTGTCATGGTTTTCCTTAGTTGTAAAAAATATGATGTCCAATATGTGCTATGGGCTTTTTGCCCCAATGCGGATTAATATAATCGGCGTGATAATATAGTGCATTGGTCAAGCCAGGTAATCGATAGTTTTCCATCAAGACCTTTTGTGCCGCAATTACACTTTCATTATAATTGACTCGGTTGGTGGGCCTAAATGCTGCTTCACGATCACAGGTCCAAGAAAATTGACAAACTACCTTTTCGTAGAATATGTTTTTTTGGAATATGACCTTGCACACATCACCGGGAAACTGGCTGTTATTGACTCGATTCATTGTGACCTGTGCCACTGCAATCTTGCCTTCAAACGGCTCACTGCCGGCTTCGTGATAGATGTTTTTGGCCAAGCAACCAATTTGACGATCACGCATTTCGGCTGTGACTGTTGTGGTATCAGGAACTTCGGAATTGGACATCTTGGTGTTTATGGCCCACTGTAATAGCATAACAGCCAATACTAGAGCCGCTGTCATTAACAATATATTAATGATTTTTGCAACTGGTAAAGTTGATTGAGTTGGAGTGTCCTCCAATGGCAATGCAACATCATTCATGCATGATCCTTTCATATTAATTAACCAACTGTGTATGTTAACACAGAAGTTGTTCAAGAGCAACCGGCAATGTTGCCAGTTGATCAATAGCCCCGCATGCTGCCTAATTGACGGGCATAAGCCATTGCATCCATCTTGGTGCCCGGGTTGACTCCAAACACCTGCAATCGACTTAGATTTCTACTTTCAGACAAGCTGGCTTGCATGGCTTCACCATACACATCAGGAGTGGACATGCTGTGTAGTGTGCTGCCTAGTCCCAGGGCCATGGGATCCAGGGCCATGCTGGGAATTTGTTGATTGAGATTCATCACACCCATCATGTTGCCGGTGGGTGCGCCTGAGCCCAACTGTACGCCAGCAATGGCTTGATTTTGTTGTTCGGTGGCCAGCTGACTGCCAATGTTGATGTACTGTTCGTTGGACGAGTTTATCACGTCCTGTAGCTCGGGTTTGGTGTTGACACCATTGACCAAGCCCTGCAACACTCCTGGATCTGGCTGTGGATTGGCCGCAAGATATGTGTGCAAGGCAGCAACATCACGGTCATTTTGTACTAGACTGGTTTGTGCTTGAGTGCATTTTTGAATACTGTCAGTGTAGCCCACACCCGATGCGCTGCCAGTGATATCAGTCACTGTTGGGTTGTTGAATACACCACTGCCTTGACCAATTTGACTGGACAAGCCCTCTAGGTGTGAGCTGGGCAGCACAGTATTCATGGCCTGCAATGTTGGATAGTTGCCGTACTCGATGGAACCATACAGGCTGGCTGCTTGGGTAAATGATGCAAACGATCCACCCACGTTGCCCAGCTTGTTGGCCAGGTTGGCTAGGTCGCCCACACGCCGGACCAAGTCTGGCGAGAACAAGTTGTTGATGTTGAACACATCGTTTAGTGTGCGTATACCCAGCAAGTTGTAGGGTCTAAAGTTGGTGACCATGATCATTTCTTGTAGGTTACTGCCAGTTATTGTGCTCAGTACAGTTTCCACCAACAAAGGTTCCGCATCCGGCAAGTCATTCAAATTCAAGCCCTGTGCCAAGAGATTGTTTGAAAAGTTACCAACAAGGCCCAGGCCTTGATTGATCAAGTTTTGTGCCAGTGTGCCGGGATTGGTCAGCTGGAACATGTTGTAGCTGTCAAACATGGTGCCTAGGTTGGGCAGTTGTTGGGCCAACATGGCCGACGTGACAGCATCAAATTGACTGGATACCCCGCCAGTGGCCACATCGCCGTAGTTGTTGAACGAGAATCCCAGGTCATTGAACTTTTGTCCCTGACTCTGCATGATGGCACCGTGAAAGGCAAATGTGGTGGCAGCATAAGATGCAGCCTGCCCCAAGTGACTAGAGAAACCGGTCACACCGTTAGCAAATAAAGCATTGCCGGATGCAACCACAGCCGACACTGAATTAATACTGCCGCTGGGACCGACACCAGCAGGTGGTATGCCCGACATGAATGGTGGTATCTGTTGTACAATGGCCTGATTGGCAGGTGAGTATGACGAGTAGTTGGCCTGCACCACGCCAGTGATGGGCGACGAGTTGTAGGCAGTGGCTGCGCTGGTCAGGTTCACACTCACACCCAGGCCTGAACCTTTTGCTAGACCTATACCGGCCAATAGTAGTAGTGGTGTTAGATTCGACATATCAAGTGGCCAATTGTGCTAGTTTGGTAAATTTGAGTTGACCATTCATCATGGTCAAGACTCGATTCTGTGGAGCCACTTGTTTGCCAGTGCCTACATACACGCTGGCATGTATCCAGGCCACCAAGGGTCCGCGGGCTGTGTGGTATTCCAGAATCAGCTGATCAAAGGCAATGTTGTCTTTGATCCATAGTGCAATGTCGTAGTAGTCAGCAGGTGGAATGCTGCCGCCACTGGATTGATTGAATTGCATGTCGCAGGCTTGACCGGTGCCGTGTGGGCCAGCACCAATGTCGGCACCAGTACGCAGGTTACAGGTCATGACAGCATTGGGATAACGTGCCTTGATGGGTTCCCATACGTTCAAGGCCAAGGCTGCCAAGTTACATACTATTTGATCTGGCTGCAGTCCCATTTGGGCCGGCACTGCGCTGTATCTATACTTGGGTATAGCCGGTGCTTGCTGAATAAAAGCACCCAAGGTGTAATGAGTTGACAATTGAGTGGTCAAGTCAAAATGTTGGTGTATGGCAGTACAGTCAGCTGGTGTGCCAGTTTTACCATTGAGCGGAGTATCATCGGTCTTGGCGGGACTTGCAGCCGCAGCATTGCCTTTGTCAATGGACGACTGATCATAAGTGCCATTGGCTATCTGTTGTTTTTGATAGGCCTGGGCAGCAGCAGCACCTTCAGGAGTGCCATCGTCGGCATCGTCGTTGGCATATTGTCTAGCTTGTACAGTGACCGTATTCATGCCCGCGGCTATATTGGAACTGGCCGAAGTCACAATGGTTAAGCCATTGTCTTCGTTGGCAATTCCGTTGTTGTCATCGCCCACATGCACTGTGGACGCAAACGGGGTAACTGAATAGGTGACTGGTCCGCTCATACTATGATAGAAGGTTTAGAAACTGGTTTGATTCCAGTAGTGGTCTCAAGGTAGTGATCGCGCATTTGGTCCATGGCCTCACACATCATCATGACATGCTCGGACTTGATTGGCACCTTTTTGTCCAGTGCTAGACTGAACATGGCCTGGATCAAGCCAATGCCTTTGGCTCCACCAACCACCACGCACGGACGATCTAGCAGATACTCGTCGGGTGTGATTTCAGCAACTCTAGCAACAACTTCGTCGCCATTGACCAACTTGAATGCCCATACTTCGCCAACGGCGATTCTTGAATTTGAAACTAACATGTTATTCCTTGATTAAATTTGCTAACTCTTGATCTGATAGCTTGGCCAAGCCAGTGTAGCCACCTTCTACAAACAAAGTGCCGTTTTGATAAATTTGCGGAACTGTTCTATGTCCAGCAGACATCACGAACTCGCGTGCCTCAGGATTCTCGTCAATTTTGATTTCTTCAAAGGCAATGCCTTTTTGCTCTAATAGATATTTTGCCTTGACGCAAAACGGGCAATTATTTTTACTATAAACTGTCAACATTATAAACTAAAACCTTTAAAAGTATTGCTGTCCACATCTTGCTTGGTGCCGCCCACAATGTACGAACTCAATTCTACTTCTTGTGGTGCCACTTGCACTTCGGATCCAGCGATCCACTTGGCGGTCCAGGGCAACGGATTGCTACCAGGTTTGATACCGCAACTTAATCCAATTGCAGTCATACGCTTGCAGGTCAACCAATCAACATAGTCGCAAAGTAGTTGTTTATTTAAACCTATCATGCTGCCATCTTTGAATAAGTACTCTGCCCAAGCCTTTTCTTGTTCGGCGGCCTCCAGGAACATTTTTGTGCATAAATCTGCTGTTTCCTCTTTGATTTTGGCAAAATCTGGGTCGTCTTGAGGCAGTAATTTGATCATGGTCTGCGTACTGCCCAAGTGTATGTTTTCGTCTCGGCAGATGAGTTTGATGATCTTGGCATTGCCTTCCATTTTCTTTAGTTCAGCAAAGGCCCACGAGCAAGCAAAGCTGACATAGAAACGAATGCCTTCCAGTGCATTGGCGCTGTTGATACAGAGCCACAGTTTCTTTTTGAGCTCGTAACGATCAATATCAATGGTGGCACCGTTCACAGTGTGTGAGCCCAAGCCCAACAAATTGTAGTAGCCACCATAGGTGATCACATCATCATAATAGCGGCTGATGTCTCGGGCACAGTTTACAATGGCCTCAATCTCTAGCAGTCCATCAAAGATTTCGCTGGGGTTGCTGTAGATGTTGCGTATGATATGTGTGTAACTACGACTGTGAATGGTCTCGCTAAAGGCCCAGGTCTGTACCCAAGTTTCTAGCTCGGGTATGGAAATGAACGGCAGCAGAGCCAAGTTGGGACTGCGCCCTTGAACGCTGTCCAACAGGATCTGTCGTTTAAGGTTGCTGGTAAAAATATGCTGTTCGTGAACAGTTAATTCTTTAAAATCTTTAGCGTCACGATTGACATCAACTTCTTCGGGTCTCCAAAAGAATCCCAACTGCTTGTCTGTGAGTTTGTCAAATTGTCTATACTTGAGCGTTTCAAATCTTTGTACTGTTACAGCTCCTGCGGGGTCTAAAAATGCAAGAGCTTCTGTGTGTTTTGTTTTGTTGTTAATATTAAATACACTCATTCTATTTCCTTAAATTACGCAAGAATCACAGTCTTCTTGATCTATCGCTGCTGTCTCTAATGGGGCTTGAAATTTGTTTACCAGCTTGTCAACATCGACTTCGCCTTGACCATCGTAGGTGTTAAAATAATACAATTGCTTGCCACCGTACTTGTAAAATTGTACCAGGTGCTTGAGCATTTCGCTCATGGGGATTTTTTCATCTTCATAGTACTGCGGATTGTAGCTGGTGTTTACACTGATACCTTGGTCGATGTATTTCTGCAACACCGCACAGATATTCATGTAGCCTTCGGGACTGCGTTGGTCCCACAACAGCTCGTATTTGTTTTTCAGTTTACGATACTCAGGCACCACTTGTTTAAGCACGCCATCTTTGCTCTGCTTGACACTGATGAAACTGCGTGGTGGCTCGATACCATTTGTGGCATTTGAAATTTGTGCACTGGTTTCAGCCGGCATCAAGGCCATCAAGGTGGCATTACGAATACCAGTGTCAAGAATTTGTTCACGCAGGGCACGCCATGGCATGCGCTCTTGATGTGGCACAAGTTCGTCAATTTCTTTCTTGCGAGTGTCAATAGGCAAACGACCATCAGCATACTTGAGGTCGGTCCAGCGTGTGCACGGCCCTTGCTCGGCAGCGAGATCAGCTGATGCCTTGATCAAGTAGTAGCTCCAGGCTTCGGCATACTCATCCACCAACGGTAGTGCATCAGGATCGCTATAGCCCACATCGTTCTTGGCCAAGAAGTAGGCAAAATTAATGATGCCAATGCCCAAGGGACGGAATTCCTGAGTGGCCAATTCAGCGGCCAAGATGGGATAATTTTGATAACTCAGCAGTGCATCTAGTCCACGCACAGCCAAGGTACACATGCGTTCAAAGTCTTGTGGACGTTTGACATTGCCCCAGTTGATTGCACTCAAGGTGCACAAGGCAATACGTCCATTAGGGTCGTTGACATCCCGAAGTGGCACAGTGGGCAAATCAATTTCTGTGCAAAGGTTTGACATCTTGATGGGTGCAACTGCTTCATTGAACGGACTGTGTGTGTTGGCATGGTCCACATTCATCAAATAGATACGTCCTGTGTCCTTGCGCTCTTGCATGAAGCGACTGAACAAGTCTCCGGCCTTGAATGTTTTCTTTCTCAGCTTGGTGTTGCGTTCAGCACGTTCGTAGAGTTCTTTGAACTTGTCTTGGTCATTGAAAAATGCATCATACATTTCAGGCACATCATGTGGGCTGAAGCAAGTGATGTCACCACCAGTGATCAAACGTTCGTACATGAGCTTGTTGAATTGGATACCGTAGTCCATGTGACGCACACGATTTTCTTCGGTGCCCTTGTTGTTCTTCAGCACCATTAGTTCTTCAACTTCAAGATGCCATATGGGATAGTATAGGGTGGCTGCTCCGCCACGCACACCACCTTGACTGCAGCTCTTGACCGCGGTCTGGAAATATTTAAAGAACGGAATTACACCAGTGTGGTAAGCATCACCTTTGCGTATGGGACTGCCTAGTGCACGAATGCGACCAGCGCCTACACCAATGCCGGCTTTTTGGCTCACATACTTGACAATGCTGCTGGCTGTGGCATTGATACTGTCCAAGCTGTCGTCGGTCTCGATCAAGACACAACTGCTGAATTGTTTTTGCGGAGTACGCACACC